AAATTTTATAACAGCTTTTCTGCAAGTGTTAGAGATGGCTATGATTTTAAAACTGCTTTACTTAAGGCTTGCACAGTAGATGGTAAATTAGTATTTGATTTAAAATTAGATTATGCGTGGTTTGTGTTGAATGAGGTTAGAGCTTATAATGCATTACAATCTTTTGAAGGATTTAAAAAACTTGTTGATAAGGGTTATATTGAAGTTAAACCTCATAACAAAAAAGCAGAAGATGAAAATACTTTAGTGTTATAGTTGCAAAAATAAACCTATAAATCCAGAAATTAAATATAGTCCAGATGATACTTTTGTTTTATAAATTTATAATACAAAAATCAAGTCAAAACGACTTACAATTATGTAGGTCGTTTTTTTTATTTGGAAATTTTTTGGAAAATTTTTCTAAAAATCCTTGCTTTTTTAATTTATATAAGATATAATGACAGCATAAGAGAACAGTAGTGTTCTTTTAAGATTGAGGTGTACATGAAATCATTTGATGAAGCAAAACTTAATCAACTACTTGAATTTGTAAAAACTTTTCAAGTAAAGGAGGGTCGCTCACCAAGTATTAGACAGGTAATGAAAGCTATGAATTTTTCAAGTACTTCATTAGCTCAAAGATACATAAAAAAATTAAATGAAAGAAATTTAATTGAAAGAGATTCCTTTGGAAAAGTTATCACACCAACAAATTTGCAAGCGGGAAAAACTATCGTAGCACCATTGGTTGGCAAGGTTGCTTGCGGTACACCAATTCTTGCACAAGAAAATATTGAGGGATTATTCAAATTACCCGTAGAAATCTTTGGAACAGAGCGATTGATGATACTTCGTGCTCAAGGGGATAGTATGACGGGGGTAGGAATTAATGATGGAGATTTGATTTTCTCAACCATTACTAACGATGCTAAAAACGGAGATATCGTAGTAGCGTTGATTGATGATTCAGCAACAGTAAAAAGATTATATAAGAAAAAAGGATATGCCATACTCCATCCAGAAAACCCTAAATATGAAGATATTAAAACAAAAGACCTAATAATACAAGGCGTCGTTAAATATGTAGTTCGTAGTTTATAATAGGAGGGAAACATGAATTCAAACAATACTATCAAAGTTTATTGTCCATATTGTGGTAGATGCATCGCAGTGCGATCGGTAAACAACAAAAGAGCCATAACTAAAGTATTATATGGCAAACCTACAATAGAAAAGAGAAATGAAATGATAGAAGGATTAAAATGCGTTAAATGCAAAAACATAGTTTATGTTTCCTTTGAAATAGAATCAGCAATCTAGTGAACCATTAGTGTTCCGTTAAATAATAAGTAAAGTAAGAAACCTAAGTGTTTGAGCCTAAAGAAAACCAGGCATTAAATACTTGGGATTTTTTATTCGACAAAATACGACAAAACAAGTCATAAAACAAGGAATAAAGCTCGTATAGAAATTTACAACACACACAAGTGTGTTGTAGAATAATGGTAGATATTATACGCAAGACAAGAAAAATGTGATTATTTTCGGTGGAGGGTTTTGCGTATTGATACGAAACACTTTATACCTACATATTAATAGATTATATAAATTAACATCCCAAGTTAACAAGGGGGTATTAACGCCCTAAGTTGCTTGGGATTTTTTATTTTAAAAAATTTTCAAAAAAAATTAAAAAATTTTAAAAAATATTTAGTCTTGCTCAAATGGTGAGCAGGACACATTGCTAAATTGTTAGTGTCAAAACAAGAAAAGGAGGTGAGATAGCGAATGGATTTAAGATCATCAAGTATAACAGCTGATATTCTAAACTTCATATCAGATGGCAAAAGACATACATATCAAGAAATCGCTGATGAAGTAGAAGTAAGTTATATTACAGTTCGTCGACACATTGCATCCTTGTCCTATCGCTATCCCATTGAAATTTCAAGTGGAGGCAAAGACAAAGGTGGTGGAGTATATTTGGACAAGAAGTACCTTAATCAGGGAAAGATTAGGTCAAGAGATGAACTGCAAATCATCAGCAAAGCACTTCGACTTTTGCAGGAGTCAGGTGGCGAGGTTGACCAAGAAACATTGGCTTCGTTGATCCAAGAATATGCACTGCCTAACAAAGCAGGAGAGATGGAACTATGAAAATTAAAAGAGATAAGTTGCGTAGTTACATTGCAAACCTAGGAATGACCGAGAAAGAGTTCTTTGAACTTATAGGACTAGATGTTTTAGCAAGACTAGATTTGCATTTTGGCGGCAACATGCTCAACAAAGCAAATGCGAAAAAGTTCTTACAAGCAGTCGGAGTAAAAGATGCTATGGAACTTATTGACTGGGAGGCAATGAATGCTAGAACACCAAGCGGAATCGTTGCAAATGCCTATTAAGGTCAAACCTTATAAGCATCAATTTGAGGCCTTTAAATTCGCATTGGAGGTCATGGGGTGCTTATAAATAAAGTATTATTACCGTGCGATGAATGTGGCAAGGTGTTCGCCAAGGCACAAAAAAGACTCTGTAACTTAAACTTTTGTTGTCGTTTATGTATGGACAAATATAATTCAAAAAGGTTCACACAGTACAACGAAACGGAAAATCCTATGAATACAAAAGGTAGGACACTAGAACAAAGATTTGCGATGAGAAGTAGAAGAAAAAACGCAAAGGATAGACAAGGAAAAGAAGTTCATACCTACAATAAACAATTAGGAGAAGTTGAACACAGAAAGATAATGCGCCTAAAACTTGGTAGAGATTTGACCAAGGATGAAGTGGTACACCACAAAGATGGTAACCCGCAAAATAATATGCCAAGCAATTTAATGATAATGACAAGAAGCGAACACACACGCCTACACATTAAAGAGTATTGGAGATTAAAAAAGAATGGCAAAAAGTAAATCAGTTGCTATTCTTGCGGAAATGGGTACAGGAAAAACCCTAATCAGCATTGGTATCGCTGGATACTTGTATTTGAAAGAAAAGATAAACAAGTTGCTTATAGTCGCGCCACTATCCATCACCAAGGTTTGGGAAGAAGAGTTCGGCAAATTTGCTGACTTTGACTACCAAATCAAGGTGTTGGAGGGTTCGACTAATAAGAAAGCTGAAACATTAAGGAATTTATTTGGAACAAAATTGCAAATCGCAGTAGTTAACTACGAATCGTGTTGGCGAATGGAAAAGGAAATAAGCACCTGGAAACCAGACATGATTATTTGCGATGAGTCAAGCAAAATAAAAAACCCACAGGCGAAGCAATCAAAGGCATTGCACCGTCTTGGGCTAAAGAGCAAACATAACATCATACTAACGGGTACACCAATCACAAATAACCCATTAGATTTCTTTTCACAATATAAATTCCTAGATGAAAACATTTTCGGTGGTAGTTATTACGCTTTTAGGTCACGATATGCGGTCATGGGTGGCTATGGAAATTACCAAGTAGTTGGATATAAGAACCTACAAGAATTGACTAAAAAAGCCCATAACATAGCATTTAGAATTACCAAAAAAGAAGCTCTCGATTTACCAGAGCAAGTAGATACCACTAGATACATTGAACTAGAACCGAATGCAAGAAAGATATACAACCAGGTTGAGCGTGAAAGTTATGCAGAACTAGATAGTGGCGAGATAGCTACACCTAATGTTCTTACCAAATTATTAAGGCTTTCACAAATCACAGGTGGCTATATCAAACACGAATTTGAAGAAATATCGGAGCAAGTTTCGTCAGCAAAGTTAAATGCACTCGCAGAAATCATTGAAGAGTGCCTTGATGCGGGAAAGAAACTTGTAGTATTTGCAAGGTTTATTCCAGAGATAGATGCTATCGCAGGAATGCTAAAAAAAGATGGAATCAAGTATTCGCTTATCCGTGGAGATGTAAAGGATAGAGCAGGCGAAGTAGAACGATTCCAAAATGACAAAGAAACAAAAGTGTTTATAGGACAATTGCAAACAACAGGCATGGGTTTAACGCTCACAGCCGCCGACACAGCAGTATTTTATTCGCTATCATACAACTTTGCCGACTACGAGCAAGCCAAAGCAAGAATACATCGAATCGGTCAAAAGAACAATTGTACCTACATTCACTTAATAGCTAAAAACTCAATAGATGAAAAGGTGCTAGAAGCCCTATCAAAAAAGAAAAATATTGCAGACCTAGTCGTTGATAATTGGCGAAGTCTGTTCAATAGGTAGGAGAGATTATGGAAAATCAAGAAAAAGAACTTTTTACATTATCTGACAACTACCTTGCGACAAGAGATAAAAAGCAAGGATTAGAGCAGGAATTGAAAGATGTTTCAAAGTTGCTAGAACAAATCGAATACGAACTTATTCAAAGAATGACAGACATAGAAATTGATAGTTTCAAACGAAATGGAGTGCTGTTCTCGGTGGTAAGTAGAGAATTCGAATCAGCAAACCCAGAAACAAAAGAAGAATTGTATCAACGATTCAAAGAACGTGGATACGAAAACCTATTCACCATTAATGCCAACACATTAAGTGGCTTTGTAAAAGAAAGCAAAAAAGAAAACGAAGGTGTGTTGCCAGATTGGATGGAAGGGTTAATCAACACATACGAGAAACAAACAATAAGGATTAGAAAAAATTAGGAGATAACTATGGGAAGTGAATTAGTTAAACAAGAAAATCAATTTGTGGCAAATGCAGAAGCAATTGACCTACAAGAAGAATTACAAGGGTTAAATATTACATTTGACCGAATAAAAGTGCCTAGCGGTGGCGGATTAGCATTCGAAGTGCCAGGCGACAATCCAGATGAAGTTGACCTACAAAAAGAGTTTAGTGCAGTGATTTTATATCAGCACCCAATACTTTCATACTACAAAGAAAAGTACACAGGTGGAAGTGAAGCACCAGATTGTTCATCAATGGATGGCATCGGTGGTATAGACAAAGAAACAGGCGAAATGAAACTATGCAAGAATTGTCCATTAAATCAATTCGGCTCTGGCGAAAATGGTGGCAAGGCTTGTAAGAACAAAAGAAGATTATTCCTTTTAAGAGCAGGCGAGGCATTCCCAACAGTGTTGACCTTACCAACAACAAGCGTCAATGACTTTTCAAAGTTTGCTATGCGTTTGATTTCAAAGGGTAAAAGACCAAATCAAGTGGTTGTAAAGTTTGGATTAAAGAAAGATTCAAACAAAAACGGAATCACTTTCAGCAAGGTAACACTAGCAATTGAAAGAGATTTAAACGAAAACGAAATGGTAAATGTCAAGAAAATGAGTGAGCAAGTAAAGGCGATGGCATTAACCATGCACGATACTGATGATAGTGAGGAATAAAGAAAAGCATGAATAACTTTGAAGAATATAAGCAACATGCAGAAGATTTTCTAGAAAGGTATATGGGTGTACCTACAACTAGAAACTTTAAATGCATAAATCCAATGCATAACGATGACAACCCAAGCATGGGATACGACAAAAACAGTTGCAGAGCGCATTGTTTTGGGTGCGATGCATCATACGACATTTTCGACCTAGTTGGCTTACATTTTGGCATTGATGATAAAGGCGAACAATTCAAAAAAGTTCAAAATCTTTATGGTGGAGGTAGCACATCGCTACCTTCAACCAAAAAGAAAAAGGTACAAAAGACAGAAAGGAATATTGAAAACATTAAGCAATACATATTGGAATGCAAATACAATGTTTTTAAAACCGATTATTTCTCAAAGCGTGGCTTGTCAGCAGACACAATAGAACGATGCAACCTAGGTTACGATGAGAAAGAAGATGCTGTGGTTATTCCATACTCAAAAGCAATGGATTATTTCCAACGCAGGTCAGTAAAAGAAAAGAGATTCTATAAACCAAAAACTGAAGAAGCTGGACAAGAACCACTTTACAATGCTCAAGCATTAAACTTAAAGACAAGAAAACCAATCTTCATAGTAGAAAGTCCGATTTGTGCAATGAGCATAATTCAATGCGGTGGAATGGCAGTGGCACTATGTGGCACAGGTCTAGAAAAACTACTAGCAAAGATTAGAAGCAAAAAGCCACTTGGTTCATTGATATTAGCACTAGATAATGATGAAGCTGGCGAGCAAGCAACTGCTAGATTAGTTGGTAAACTACGAGAATTAGACGCAAAGTTCCTTTTATTCAATATTGCAGGGGATTGTAAAGATCCAAATGAGTTATTGATGAAAGAACCTACAAAATTACAAAATAATATTGAAATAGCGATAAAAGAGGCCAAAAAACTCACAGCAAGCAAGTATGACAGTATTCCACTTGAAGAGTTGTTGAAGAAACAATTTAAACCTAGAACATGGTTGGTAAAGAACTTAATTCCAAAGGGTTTGACATTGCTTGCATCACCAACAAAAGCAGGAAAATCTTGGATGATGTTGCAGTTGTCACAGTGCATAGCAGAGGGTAAGGAATTCCTAGGATATGATACAGTTAAGTCAGAAGTTGAATACTTGGCACTAGAAGATGATGAGCAAAGAATAGCAGAAAGAACCTTGAAACAAAGAAAAGGTAGACCTTTCGAGCATGGCGTTCACATTACTAATAAAGCACCAACGCTGGACAGAGATGCCTTGTTGGATGTACTTGCTGAAAAGTTGGAAGAGAATCCAAAGATAAAATTATTTATCATTGACACTCTCCAAAAGGTTAGAAAAACAAAATCTAGCAAAGAAGAAAACAATGCATACGCAAGCGACTATGCTGAAATTGGAACTTTAAAAGAGTTTGCTGATGATAACGATGTAGCAATAATCGTTGTCCACCACGCAAGGAAGGCAATAGATGAAGTCGATCCATACTCAAATATTCTTGGTAGCGTTGCATTACAAGGTGTCGTTGACACAATGATAGTTATTAATAATAGAAAACCAGAACAAATAATGTTCTATGCCAAAGGTCGTGATATTGGTAATGTTTCAAAGGTCATAGAACTTGATGATGATACAAAAGGTGACACATTCCTATGGTCAATAGTTGGAACGCCAGAAGAACAAGCTCAAGCCAGAGAAAAAAGGATATATGAAAATAACCCATTGGTAATTACAATCAAAGAGTTATTAAAAAATAATCCAAGTGGTTGGAGTGGCAACTCAACAGATATCATGAATGCGATGTACGATGTCACAAAACAAGTGGTTAGTGTCACATCAACACAAATTGGCAGAGAATTACAGCAACTAGCAACAAGGTTGCATAGAGATGGAATTGACTTCACTTCAAAGCGAACTGGAGAAAAGAGAATCCATACCTTTACAAAAAATAAGAAACCTAGTTGGATGAACAGCAATCCATCATACCAAACCAAGTTTTACGACTAGCCAGTTCGTGTTATCTATTATATATATTACAAAAAAGGTTAGTGTCATAGTGTCATATCCGTCATTAAATGACACTAGTGACACTATGACAAATAATAATTTAATGCGTGTGCGTACACACGCGAGGGGAGAGCCGATGAAAGAACAAGAAATTGTTAATGATATAAAAAAATATTTACAAACAATTCCTAACCTTTTCTATTGGAAAGAGCATGGTGGTCAGTTTGGCACAGCAGGAATACCTGACATTATAGTTTGTTATAAAGGCAAGTTTATTGCATTTGAATGCAAACGACCAGGTGGTAAACCAACAGTATTACAAAAGATAACAATAAATAAAATAGCAAAAGCAAATGGAATTGTACAAATAGTAACTTCGGTAGAAGAAGTAAAACAAGTAATAGAAAAAATTTAACAGGAGAGTATTGGTGGAAGAATATAGAATAAATCGCATATTAGTTTCAGCAGAAGCTAAATTTGATTATGCACTAATATTCAATCTACTCATTGGAGATTTTGGTAGTGACCTTCCACCAAAATTCCAGATAGAAAAAGAAATAAGGGATGATTTAGAAACCTATATTGATTTGAATAGGAAATTGTGGAATAAAAACTATTTTAGAGTGACATACATACATGAGCAAACAGGAAAGCACTTAATGTTTTTTATTAGAAAAACTCATAAATTCGAGTCAATGCAGATATGGCACATACTTGGAATATGTGAAGTAGATGAATATTCGGAAGAACTTGAAGAAATCGGTCAATATCGAGTGTGGTATGACACAAAGGTTGATGATTTACCAAGAGAAACTGATTGGGTAGAAAAATTGTATAGAAATAAAATGCTAGAAATATTGAACCTAATATACGACATTGGAGGTAGAGATGGATACATTAGGGCTTGTCAAGGACTTATTGAAGAATTATCAAGTAAATATGAGTATGATAAAATTGACAGAATCACAGTCCGAGGGGTTAAGTATTTTATCAACTCAAAATATTGGGATTCTGAAACAGCAAATGCAATTATTGAAATACTCAATAGATTGCTTGAGCGAGAAAGAGAAGAAGCTGATTGGATCTATTTTCATGGGAGGCCATTCGCTAAATAGTGTTGCAAAAGCATTATTCACTTGTAAATCAAATGTTTACAAAATGAAAGAAAGGACAATACAAAACATAGCCAAAATATACGAAAAATTAAAAAGTGAACAAAAGTGAACGATAGTGAACGATTTTACTACGAAAGTGAACGCATCAGCCATATAATGTTTAATGAAAGCACAAAGCAAAAGGCAACTTGCAAAAGCAGGTTGCTTTTTCATTAGGAGAAAGAAATGCCATATAAACCTAAAAAGCCATGTAGACACCCTGGATGTCCAGAGTTAACCAATGAAGTGTTCTGTGAAAAGCATAAAAAAGAAAGCAACAGGATTTATAACCAATACCAACGAGATGAATTGAGTAGAACATTTTATAGGACACCAAGATGGATTGAAACAAGAAAAAGGAAATTGCAAATATCACCATTCTGTGAAGAGTGTAGAAAGAATGGAACGATAACGACAGGTAGGTTGGTAGACCATATCATACCAATAAAGCAAGGTGGCGCACCATACGACCTAGACAATTTACAAACATTATGTTGGTCATGTCATAGCAGAAAATCAATAAAAGAGGGTAGTAGATTCGGAAATGTACAAGCCAGATAATGAAAACATAATGAAGTTTAATGCTAAAAGCAAGACAAAATGGAACATTCCAGAGATAAAAGGTGTTGAAGAATTAGATGAAAGTATTGAATTCATAGGATTCAACTATGCTAAAACATTCGACAAGGCAAATAAAACAAATTTCGGCATTCATTTCTTCCTAGATGATTACCAATTTAACAGATTATGGAATAATCCAGACAAATACATTGATATGCTCAAAAGGTTTAAGTGTTTGTTAAGTCCAGATTTCAGTATGTATACAGATTATCCAAAAGCAATGCAGTTATGGAAACATTACCAAAAACATTGGGTTGGAGCATATTTGGAAAGAAAAGGAATCAAGATAATACCAACAATAGGTTGGAGTGATCATGAAAGCTATAAATGGTGTTTCGAGGGCGAACCAAAGAATTCTATAGTAGCAATTAGTTCAATAGGTACTCAAAGGTATGAAGAAAGCAAACGATTATTCCTAGATGGTTATGCAGAAATGAAAAGAAAGCTCAAACCAAGAAAGGTGTTGTTTTGGGGTAATATACCAAAGGAATTGACAAACGAAAAGATAATAATACCAATGGGATACATAATGGATGAAAAGTTTAAGTTAATGCGAGAAAATACAAGTTAAACACTGGACTTGTAAAAGCAAGTGCGGTAGTGTTTAGTAGCAAAAATAATAAAAAAGGAGAAATAACATGGGTAGTAGAGGTAGTAGTTCAATTGCAAGCAATCAAGAACCAAGGCAATCAAGAGGTAGGTTAACGATTGGTGGTAAAGTGTTCAGCATACCATCACAAATAGATGCACACTATAGTAACGAGTATAGGAAATCAAGAGAAATGCTTGAAACAAACAATGCAATGAATCGTGCTCTTGGAACATCTGGTGGAATAAGAATTGGTGGTAAAGTATTCACAACAGATAGACAATTAAGAAATTACTATAAAAAAGAAGCTGAAAAGTCCAAAGAAATATTAAGAAACTTACAAGGGTAGGGGCGGTCAAATCTCTAGGGCTTTCACTTTGAAGAGCGGGCGGGCAGTGCCATAAAAAAAGTCGCAAAATCAAAAATCAAAATTTTTAATCAAAAATTAAGTTAGAAAACATAGCAAAACCACTAGAAAATGCTATGTTTTTTATTTCTCGCCATTAAAAATAGTGCTTCAAAAAAATCAAAATAAAATCAAAAAAAATCAAAAATAAATCAAAAAAGTGAGGAAAAAGCAATGGGAAGTGGCGGATATCGAGCAGGAGCAGGTCGACCAAAGAAGCCAGCAAGTGAAAAGATTTTAGAGGGAAATCCAGGTAAAAGACCGATAGAAGTTTTAGATTTTGAAGAGTGTGAAGATATTCCAAAAGAACCACCTAGTTGGTTGTCGAGTAAAGGCAAACAAGTTTATAAAAAAACAGTAGAGTGGTTAGAAAAAATTGGTTGTACCAAAGGAATATTGCCAGACAATATTGAAGAATACGCACAGTGCAAATCAAGGTGGCTAGAAGCTGAAGAAACTTTAAATAAGTATGGATTGTTAGTAAAGGACAAAAAGGGTAATCCTGGACCTAGTCCATATCTTCAATTCTCGCAAACTTATTTAAAGATGACCAACGATGTGTGGTCAAAAATATACCAGGTAGTAAGAGAAACAAAACTAACGGAAATAGATCCAAACTCGCCAAATGATGATGTAATGGAGAGTTTATTGGGAGGAAAGAAATGATAAAGGTAATAGAACTATTTTCAGGCATAGGTTCACAAACCCAAGCATTAAAGAACTTGGGCATAGAACACGATGTTATAGTAGTATCTGATAACGATGCATCAGCAGATAAGTCGTACCGAATACTGCACAATCCCAATGTAATTAACTTGGGAGATATAACAAAGATAAAGTGTTTGCCAAAAGCAGATTTATGGACGTATTCATTTCCTTGTCAAGACATCTCTGTTGCAGGATTGCAAAAGGGCTTTGAGCAAGGTAGTGGAACTCGGTCAGGTTTGCTGTGGGAAGTTGAGCGTTTGCTATTAGTGGCAAAAGAGCAAGGCACATTGCCAAAATACTTGTTATTAGAAAATGTAAAGAACTTAATAGGGGTTAAATTCAAGGATAGCTACGAAAAATGGCTATCCTTTTTAAGTGAATTAGGGTACACCACATACACAAAAGTCCTAAATGCAAAGGACTATGGAATACCACAAAACAGGGAAAGAGTGTTTGGCGTTTCAATTTTAGGAGCTCATGAACCGTATGTCTTCCCTGATAAACAGCCACTTAATATAAGGCTTAAAGATATGCTAGAAGATGAAGTCGATGAGCGATACTACTTAAAGACATCGACAATAATCAGCATATTAAACACAACATTCAACCAACGAAAAGGATTATTGCACGGAGGCCAAGACATTTGCGCCACTTTGTGTGCAAGGGATTATCACGAACCAAAACTCATAGCGGTAGGTAAACTCGAGGGTGGTGTTTGGGATAAACGATATAATCAGATAAGACAGGTATTCGATCCAGATGGTATAAGTCCAACAATCATGGCGGGTGGTGGCGGCGGAACTGAAACAAAGATTATAGCAATCAAAGGTCGTGAAGCTGGCAAGCCAAACAAACTTATTTGTCGTGGTTACAAGAAATTCACGGATAAGCACGGATATATCCCAGAATTATTCAATCCATACCATAGCAAAGAGATTGGCGACATAGCCCCAACGCAAACAACGAATTGTGGGGTTGATACCGCTAGTGCATCAGTGCTGAAAGCAGAGTTGCACGAAACGGATGAATACTTAAGAATAAGAAAACTAACACCAACCGAATGTTGGAGATTGATGGGGTGGAAAGATGACCAAATTAATAAGATAAAAGCAAGCAAAATTAGTAATACACAAATGTACAAACAAGCAGGAAATGGCATTGTAATCAATGTATTAGAGGCCATTTTCAAACAACTATTTTTAAGTGAAAAATAATTGCAAAATTCTTTGTTTTCTTTCGGTTTTAGGCTGGACTTCTTGCAAGGTTTGCGGTATTGTTTGTTTAACCTAGAAAGGAGGTTAAAATGAAAACACAAAAGTTCGGAATCGAAATTGAATTCACAGGAATGACAAGGTTGGATGCGGCAAGAATTATTGCTAAACACTTCAATACAACCGAAGCATTTAGAGGTGGTACATACGATGAATACCACATTAAAGACTCAACAGATAGGACATGGAAAATAGTAAGCGATGCAAGTATTGAATCGACAGGTGGTTCACTTGCAAAGTGCGAGATGGTAAGTCCAATATGCAACTATGATGACATCGAAACAATCCAAGAAATCGTAAGAGCATTGCGAGCAGGTGGAATGAAAGTAAACTCAAGCACGGGTATACATGTCCACATAGATGCAAGTAAGCACACAGCACAAAGTTTAAAGAACCTAGCAAACATAATGTCAAGCAAAGAAGATTTGCTATTCGAAGCTCTACAAGTAGATCCAGAAAGAGCAAATAGATGGTGCAAGAAAGTAGACACAACATTCCTTGACAGATTAAACACTAGGACAAAAAAGGACAAAAATAAGATAAAAAAGATTTGGTATAATGGTAGAGATGAGTCAAGAATACATTATAGCCAAACAAGATATCGAGCATTAAACTTACACTCGGTGTGGCAAAAAGGTACGGTAGAGTTTAGGTGCTTTAATAGTACCACACATGCAGGCAAGATTAAAGCATACATTCAACTATGCCTAGCAATCAGCCATCAAGCCAAATCGCAAGCAGGTGCAACAAGAAGACACACTCAAACAACAAACGCAAAATACACATTTAGAACATGGCTATTGAGAATGGGCTTGATTGGAGATGAATTCAAGACAGCAAGACAACATTTATTAAGCAACCTATCTGGGAATATAGCATGGAGAAACAAAGGAGTAGCATAATGAAAAAGTACATAGCATACGGAAGTAACTTAAATTTAAAACAAATGAGCAGAAGATGCCCAACAGCCAAAGTAGTTGGAACAACAATGCTTAAAGATTATCAACTAACATTTAGAGGTGTGGCAACTATCGAACCAAAGCAAGGTTCGGTAGTACCTGTCGCAATATGGGATATTGATGATCAAAGTGAAAGAGCATTGGACAGATATGAGGGATACCCATCATTCTATCGTAAAGAATACATCGATATAGAAGTCAATGGCAAAGTAGAGCAAGGAATGGTGTACATAATGAACAAAGGCGAGCCAGCATATCCAAGCCCATACTACTATGATGTAATACTTCAAGGATACTATGATGTTGGACTAAAACCAGCATACCTTGAAGATGCACTAAAAGATACTTACAGCCGAATAAAAAAAATTGAAAACATTTAAAAAATCGATACACTTTAACAAAAAGTGTGATATACTTAAAGTATCCATAAAGAGTGTGCGAGGGACAGCCCTGATGACCACACAGCAACCTGCAATAGCAAGGTGCTAAAGGCTGACCGATGGGTGCATTTAGGTTTTTTGCATTGAAGATAAGCCCATCGGTAACGATGGGTTTTTCTATGTGCTTTTTATGGAAATAAATAATCAAATAGGAGAATAAATATGATTAGAGTAGTAACAAGTGAAAGTGTCAATTGTGGACACCCTGACAAGACATGCGATATAATCGCAGATGCATTTTTGGATGAAGCATTAAAGCAAGATCCAGATAGCCAAATGGCGGTAGAGTGTGCCATTAAAAATGATAAGTTATTCATTTATGGAGAAGCTACAACCAAGGCAAATATCGACTATGACAAAATAGCAAAAGAAGTATTAAAGGACATAGGGTACAAAAACGAATTTACAATCATTAAAGAGTTGAGCGAACAAAGTCCAGACATCAATCAAGCGGTAGTAAAGAAAGAACTTTGTGCAAACGACCAGGGTATGGTTTATGGTTATGCATCAGCTGAAACAGAAGAGTATATGCCATTGCCAATTATAGTGGCTCACAAACTAATGAAGCAATATGATAATTATAGAAGAACCACAGACAAATACTTTGCTGATGCAAAGAGTCAAGTTTCGGTTTTATATAACGATAAGAAACCAATGGAATTTGCAACCATTGTAGTAAGCGTATCGCACGATGCAAGCCTAACAAAAGAAGAGATTAGAGATACAATTGCAGATAAGGTTATTGCACCAGTGTTGGCAGAGTATGCATACCTAATCGGAGCTCACACACAAATCATAGTAAACCCAAGCGGTAAGTTCACAATTTGGGGTTCATTTGGAGATAGTGGATGTGTTGGCAGAAAAATCGTAGTTGACACCTATGGCGGTGTTGGTCGAGTAGGTGGCGGATGTTTCAGTTCCAAGAATGCAACAAAGGTAGATAGGTCAGGTGCTTACTACGCAAGATATGTGGCAAAGAATATTGTGGCGCAAGGATTTGCAACCGAATGCGAAATTCAAGTTGCTTATGCAATAGGATTAGCACATCCCGTGTCAATTTGTATTGATTGCTTTGGAACAAACACAAAGCCATTAACTGAAATTGGAAAGTTTGTAGAAGAGAATTTTGATTTCAGACCAGACAATATTATAAAGGAGTTAGGACTACTAAATCCAATATATAAGCAAACAGCGTGCTATGGACACTTTGGTAGACCAGAGTTTCCATGGGAACAAATAAAAGATTAAAACAAAAGGGATTCGGAAGAGTCCCTTTTTTGATGGAGAATATAATGCAAATAGAAAGATTAAAAGTTGAAGATTTAAAACCAGCCGATTACAATCCTAGAAAGAAGCTCAAACCAGGAGATAAAGAGTTTGAGAAACTAAAAAACAGCATTGAAGAATTCGGCTATGTAGAACCAATCATATTAAACAAAAGAACAAACACAGTGGTAGGTGGACACCAAAGGTTAGAAGTAATGAAACACCTGGGATACACTGAAGTCGATTGTGTTATAGTTGATCTTGATGAACAAAAGGAAAAAGCACTAAACATTGCATTAAACAAGATTAGTGGCGAATGGGATAATGAACTATTAACCGATCTGTTAAAAGAACTAGACCAAGAAGGTATTGTATCAATTACAGGTTTTGAAACTGAAGAACTGGATGCATTGTTCGCAGGTACGGAATACAACGTAAGTGAAGACACTTTCGATGTTGGCGAAGCTCTGGAACAAATAGACAACAAACCTTACACCAAATACGGAGATATCTGGCACATCAAGAATCATAAATTGTTGTGTGGGGATAGCACAAAGTTGGAGGATATTGAGCGTCTTTTTGTCGAAAATGAACAAGCAAGCCTAATCGTAACCGATCCACCATATAACATTGACTATGGTAATAGTGAGCAAGACAGAGCAAGGGCTCGTGGTAGAATAATGGAAAACAGGAGCATATTAAACGACAACATGGATGATGAATCGTTCTATAAATTCCTTTTCAAGTTTTACGAAACAGCATACGCAATTACAAAGGGTGGCGGAGCAATTTATGTATTCCATAGCACAAAGGAATCGGTAAACTTTATTGAGGCCATGAAAGATGCTGGGTTCAAGGTATCACAAACACTTGTCTGGGCAAAAGACCATTTCACACTAGGTCGCAACGATTATCAATGGCAACACGAACCAATCCTATATGGTTGGAAAGTGGTAGATGGTAAGCCTCATTACTTTATTCACGATAGAACAATGTCAACCGTGATAGAAGAAGCTAAAAACATCAACCAAATGAAAAAAGATGAGTTGGTGGACTTACTAAACAAGATATTAGAAAACTACCCAAGTGATATCGTAAGAGATGCTAAACCATTAAGAAATGCCGAACATCCAACAATGAAACCAATAACATTGTGCGGTAAACTTATTCGCAACAGCAGTCGTGAAAGAGAAATAGTGTTTGATGCATTCGCTGGCAGTGGCTCTACACTTATGGCTTGCGAGCAATTAAATAGAAAATCATACAATTCGGAGTTGAGCGAAAACTATTGCGATGTCATTGTAAGAAGATTTATTCAAACCTTTGGCGAGGATGATATCTACCTAGAAAGAGATGGCAAAATAATAGAATTAAAGGATACAAAATTATTTAAAAACTAAATAAACAAAAGGAAGGAAACAACACCTTCCTTTTTTCATTGATAAGGGGTTGAGAAGTGAACGAAATTGATAAGAAAGGTCAAGCACTAGCAGACAGAGCGGTCGCCTTTATCAACTCTCTTAAACATACCAAGGGGGTTTGGTATGGCAAAAACTTTGAACTATTGCCTTGGCAAGACAAAATAGTAAGAGATATCTTTGGAACATTAAAACCAAATGGTTATAGGCAATATAATACCGCATACATTGAGATACCAAAGAAACAAGGAAAGAGTGAATTGGCGGCGGCTGTCGCGTTGTACTTAACTTGTGGAGATGGCGAGTATGGAGCGGAAGTATATGGATGTGCTGCCGATAGACAACAAGCATCAATTGTGTTTGATGTTGCGGTTGAAATGATAAATCAGTGTCCTGCATTAAAGAAAAGATGCAAGATACTAGCCAGCCAAAAGAGAATTGTTTATTTACCACTAAAATCGTTCTACCAAGTTCTATCAGCAGAAAGCTACACAAAGCACGGACTTAATGTTCACGGAGTCATATTTGATGAGTTGCACGCACAACCAAACAGAGCATTATACGATGTAATGCTTACAGGTTCTGGTGATGCTCGTAAGCAACCATTATACTTTTTAATCACAACAGCAGGAACTGATAGAAACAGTATTTGTTGGGAAGTCCACCAAAAAGCTGAAGATGTGATAAATGGTAAGAAACACGATCCAACATTTTATCCCGTTATTTATGGAATTAAAGACGATGATGACTGGTCGGATGAAAAGAATTGGTACAAAGCAAATCCTAGCCTAGATATAACAGTAGATATCGACAAATTAAGGGCGGCATTTAATAATGCAAAAGAGAATCCAGCAGAAGAAAACCTATTTAGGCAACTACGACTAAATCAATGGGTTAAACAATCGGTTCGTTGGATGCCAATGGATAAATGGAATTTGTGTTCGTATCCGATAGATAAAGAGCGTCTAAAAGGGCGCGTTTGCTATGGTGGATTAGACCTTAGTAGTACTACGGATATCACAGCATTTGTTCTTGTGTTTCCACCTGAAGATGAAGATGGTAAGTATGAAGTCTTGCCTTTTTTCTGGTTGCCAGAAGAAACACTTGCATTAAGAGTTAGGCGTGACCATGTGCCATACGATACCTGGCAAGCAAAAGGACTAATAATGACAACCGAGGGTAATGTGGTTCATTATGGGTTCATAGAAAAGTTTATTGAAGAACTTGGAACACAATATAACATCAAAGAAATAGCATACGATAGGTGGGGTGCAGTTCAAATGGTTCAAAACTTGGAAGGTATGGGGTTCACAATTGTTCCTTTCGGTCAAGGATACAAGGATATGAGTCCTCCATCAAAAGAACTAATGAAGCTAGTGCTAGAAAAGAAAATAGCACATGGTGGCAACGAAGTCCTAGAATGGATGGTCGACAATATTTATATTAAAACCGATCCAGCAGGAAACATTAAGCCAGATAAGGAAAAGTCAACTGAAAAGATTGACGGAGCGATAGCACTAATCATGGCATTAGACCGAGCAATAAGACATGGTGGACAACCGGAAAGTGTCTACAATGAAAGAGGAATTATTATTTTATAGGAGCAGAAATGGGGTTATTTAATCGTAAAAAGAAAGAAGAAAGAAACCTAGACCAAAAGACTGCTGACTTTATAAAAGGTGTTGACATTGACACAGGACAATTAAGCAATAGTGGTGTCGAAGTAGATGAAGAAACAGCACTTAAAATATCAGCAGTATATGCTTGTGTAAAAGTGATAAGTGAAACAGTGGCAAGTTTGCCTTTAAACCTATTAAAAGAGTTAACCAATGGAGATAGCGAAAAAGCCAAACAGCATCCACTTTATACAATATTAAAAGATACACCGAATAGTGAGATGTCAAGTTTTACATTTAGAGAAATGCAAATGACAAACCTACTATTATGGGGTAATGCATATTCGCTTATAAAACGAAATAAGCAAGGACAGATAGTAGAACTATATCCACTTAAAAGCAAGAATATGAAAGTGGAAAGGGATGCGGTAACCAATAAGATAAAATACATTTACACAAACAATAAAGGAATATCAACAACATACACTCCAAAGCAGGTACTACACATACCTGCTTTTACTTTTGATGGGGTGTTAGGTGTTAGTCCAATAACTTACGCAAGGGAAGCTATGGGATTAGCCTTAGCAACAGAAGAATTTGGCGCAAGGTTCTTTGGTAATGGAGCAAGACCTGGTGGTGTGTTGGAACATCCTGGAACAATCAAGGATCCAGACAAACTACGAGATAGTTGGAACAAAGTATATCAAGGAACAGCAAATTCACATAAGGTGGCGGTGCTTGAAGAGGGTATGAAATACCACGAAATAGGAATGTCGCCAGAAGATAGTCAATTTTTGCAAACAAGGTCATTTCAATTGACTGAAATTTGCCGAATATTCCGTGTGCCACCACATATGATAGGCGACTTATCACGAAGCACATTTAGCAATATAGAACATCAATCCATCGACTTTGTCGTTCATACAATAAGACCTTGGTTGGTTCGCTGGGAACAAGCCATCATAAGGTCGCTGTTAAACGATGAAGAGCGGACAATATACTATCCAAAATTTAATGTTGATGGGTTGATGCGAGGCGATTTTACAACAAGAATGAGTGGATATGCCATTGCAAGACAAAATGGTTGGATGTCGGCTAATGAGATAAGGGCATTAGAAGACATGAACAAAATACCAGCTGACCAAGGTGGCGACTTATATCTACTTAATGGAAATATGATTTCGGCAATCGCCGCAAACCAAAATGGAGGTGCAGTAAATGAAGTAAATGGAGGTAAAAATGAGCAAATTAATGGAAAACCAAATGGAACGCCGAACAATAACCCTTAAGGAATTAAGAGTTGTTGATTCAGTTTCAGAACCAGGTGTCGAACCTGCAATCGAAGGCTATGCATCAGTATTCGACAGTTGGAGTGAAGAGTTGGGCGGGAATTCCCCTTTCCGAGAAAAAGTGGTCAAAGGTGCTTTTGAAGAAACAATTCAAATTGATGACATAAGAGCATTATTCAACCACGATCCTAACTATGTCCTTGGTAGAAACAAGGCTGGAACTCTAACACTAGAAGAAGATGAGAAAGGCTTAAAGGTAAGGATTGTGCCACCAGATACACAATGGGCAAAAGACTTACTAGTAAGTATTAAGCGTGGCGATATAACACAAATGTCATTTGGTTTCACAGTAATACTCGACCGATGGAGTTATGAAGACAATATCGATGTTCGTGAACTACTTAAAGTGAAGCTGTTTGATGTAAGTCCTGTGACATTCCCAGCATACTCACAGACAGAATGTGGCATTCGCTCAATGTTTGATATTATGAAAACCCACCAATCCGAAGTGGCTAAAAGCAAGGAAACTAACAAAAGAAAGTTAGAAATGCAAAAACAAAAATTAAAATTTATGGGAGATTAATCAATGAGAACTTTAAAGGAATTAAAAGCAAGGAAAAATGATTGTCGTTTAAAGGCAATTCAAATTATTGAAAAGGCGGAAAAGGAAGATAGATTCCTAACCGAAGAAGAAAACAAAGAGCTTACAAGATTAGAAACCGAAATGAGAAATTGGGAAAAACAAATTGTAAGATTAGAAGTATTCAAAGGCGACTTTGAAGATGAAGAAAAAACTGAAAAGAAAGAAGATGCAGACACCAAGAACGATAGTGCTGGCGAAGCTGATGAAACCGAAGTGGTAAAGGATAACCCAGAAAAGAATGAGGAAAGAAAATTCCGTACACTTGGCGAACAAATGATGGCAGTATATCGTGCAAGTACACCAGCAGGTAAAATTGATAGAAGATTAACCACCAGAAGTGCGAGCGGTTTGAACGAAACAAACCCAAGCGATGGTGGTTTTTTAGTGCAAAAGGACTTTGTGGCTGACCTATTAAAACGCACTTATGAGACAGGTATCCTAGCATCAAAGGTTAAGAAAATACCACTTTCAACAAATGCTAATGGAATTAAAATCAATGCAATCGATGAAGAATCTAGAGCAAATGGCTCTCGTTGGGGTGGAGTGCAAACTTATTGGGAAAACGAAGCTGACAAAATCACAGCATCAAAACCAAAGTTCAGAACAATGGACTTGTCATTAAAGAAACTAACAGGCTTATGCTATGTAACCGATGAATTATTGCAAGATGCATCAGCACTTGAAAATGTAATCCGTGAAGCATTCGCAGAAGAATTTGGTTTCAAAATTGATGATGCAATTTTAAGTGGTACAGGTGCAGGTCAACCACTTGGAATCTTGAATGCTGGCTCACTTGTAAAAGTTGAGAAAGAGAAAGACCAAACTGAAATTATCACAGTTGAAAACTTGGTTAAGATGTGGGCTCGTTTATGGTCTCGCTCTCGTGCAAATTCAGTATGGTACATTAACCCAGAAATTGAACCATTGCTATACACATTAAGGGTTGGCGATAAGCCAGTGTACATCCCAGCAGGTGGATTGAGCGAAGCACCTTACGGAACACTATTCGGTAGACCAGTAATGCCATTAGAACAATGTTCAGAATTAGGCGAAGTGGGTGACATTATCCTTGCCGATTTCAGTCAATACATTTTGATTGATAAGGGTGGAATTAATGCTACATCATCAATCCATGTTCGTTTCCTATATGATGAAAATGTGTTCAGATTCATCTATCGTGTTGATGGACAACCAGTATGGAACAAGGCATTACAACCATATAAAGGTAGTGCAACAGTATCACCATTCGTAGCGATGGCAAAGAGAAAATAAGGATAGGAGAAAAGTATGAGTCAATATTTAGAAACTAACAAAATCGAAATCATTGCAGAGCCAGGTTCAAGCCTAGCTTCTGCAATTGAAACAAAAGAAATCAAAATGGATAACTACCAAAGTGCAAAGGTAGTTATTACCACAGATGATGGCGAATCAGCAACCACCAAAGCAACAGTTGTAGCGGTTGGGGCGGATGCAACAGAACATGAGATTAAAACTCAAGAAATCGCTATCGGCGGAAATGCTGAAAGCGAAATCAATGTAGTAGCAAATGAAATTGCACATTATGATGCAACTAGCATCAAAATCAAAATCGATGCTGTAGCGGATACAGCGGTAACTTGTGGCATCGTTGCATTACTAGGCGAACCTAGATATGCAATCGAGAAAGATGACACTGAAATTGTAGAATAGAAATAGGAGAGGCGAGAAATGCCAACAATTGAAGAAATTAAATTATATTTAGGCATTGATGGGGGTTGGTTAGACCCTCTTCTTGCCGACTTATTAAAACAAGCACAGGGTATCATAGAAAAGGTGTTGAGATACCCATTAAGTGAATTTGATGAAATACCAGCGACCATAAAAGAAACCGCTAAATTTATTGTAGCGTCCTATTACCACAACAAGGAAAATACCAACGCCAGAGAAGTTGAGAATACGGTAGCATTAATGCTTTCCGAATATAGAAAGGTGGGCTTTTAATGGAAAAGAAAGAGAATAAGGATAAGAAAGTACAATTTTTTAGGTTAAGCACACAGGTTGTTGATGGATACGAAAAGGTTATAAAAACCTATATTCATAGCAAGGAAAGTGGTGGTTTGTGGTGTTTTGTTAGGGAACTATCAGAGAATGAAAGGTTTTCAGCTAAATCAGTTCAAGTAGAAGAAACAACACAATTCAAAGTAGTGTACAATCCAAAGATAGTTAATGAGCTATACTTGGAATTCAATGGCAAAACATACGATATAGTTTCAATCGATGGAAAGGAACATAATAAGAGCGACTTGGTTATAAGAGCAAACGAAATACTAGCGCCAAGTTTTGATGAGGTGCGATATGAGAACTATTAAGGCAAGAAAGATTTGTCGAAATGAGATAATAACACTACTTAAAAGCATTGAAATGGTGGAAGGTATTTCACTATCAGATGCTCAATTAGAGAAAGAAACAAAAACACTATTCTGGCACGGAGTCGTAAGAAACCCAAAAGCAAGAAATAAGCTGAATTATATTTCATATTATTTCCCAGCATTTGAGGCCAAATACGGAGCAGACAATGATGACTTTATACGAGAAATTATGGTCGCAATAGATGTTTTTAGCAAGAAAAGTTTTGATAGCAAGGAAAATTTGGACTTGCTTGAAAAACTAGAAGATGTTTTCAAGGACAATGGATTTGAAGTGGAGTTCGCTGATGAGATATTTGAAAGCGAAACTTCACTTTTTCATTATCCTTTAACACTTTATAAAATTTATTAGAAAGGAGAAATAAATGGCAAATGAGACAGTAAATGTTTCCCAATTATATGAAACAGGAAACAAAAAGTTTTTCGCAGCACAATTAAATGGCGATGGTACATTTGGCAAAAAGGAATATCACGAAGGCTTGATGGAAGTAAACATTGAATTCAAATCAGAAACAACCGAAATTAATGCAGATGATGATGTTTCGTTTATTAGATTAAACACCCAAGTGACAGGCGAGGGAACAATCAAATTTGCGGTGTTGCCTTTCAATGTTTATTCAAAGTTTTTTGATGTAAAAGTCGACAAAAATGGAGCAATCATTATTAAGAGTAAAACCAAGAGCAAAGAACTTGCATTCGGTTATTATTCAAGCGTTGGAGATGGTAGCGAATCATTATTCACAATGTATCGTGCGGTGTTCCAATTGCCAGCATTATCAAGCGTGAGTTTTGATGGCAAGACAATTAGAAACCTAACACTTAATGTAAAGGTTTATCCATACGAATACATCAACACAGAGAATGAGCCAGACAAGGTAACATACACAATCTTGAACAGCAACATAAACAAAGACATTTGGTCAAAAGTACAAACTGAAATTTATGTGCCAGACAGCACAATAGGAGCATAGTATGAAACAATATGGACTTATAAAGAAGCTCAAAGTAGCAGATGATGAAGAAATTAAATTGTGTGGCAACGCACTAACTTTTATTTTATATAAGAGTTATTTCGGCAAAGATTTGCTTAACGACATTATAAGTTTTGCAAAGAAGAACTCAAACACAAATACATTAGGCAAATTAAAAGAATACAAGATTGAAACGATAGAAGATTTGGAGAAACTAGATGAAGAACAAAGTAATGAAGTGTTTTCAACAATGGAACAATACCAATTTGATACTGAATTCATTTTGAACTTCATTGCATCATTAATGGCAACAGCCCAATACCCAAATAAGCCAGATATTGGCGAACTTATTATGAGTATTCCACCACAAATAATCACAGATAAGACAATTATTAGCGAATTGTTGGACTTTTTCTCGCTGTTTATATCTCAAAAAAAAAGATAGTTTCAGCCACTAAAACCAACGAATTAGCACATATTGAAAGCGATTTCACAACCCAAATGCTATATTGTGCCATCAAATTGGGGGTTTCAGTAAACATAGCAGACATGGGATTAAATGTCTTCTATGATCTAATCAACTATTCGGCACAAATAGATGCAATAACGATAGCAAAAGCAGAGGGTAAAAATGTGAATTATTCAGCACCTATGAATCTGGCGGATATGACAGCCAAAGGTGTGTTAAGGGGATAAGATGTCAAGCTGGAATGATGGTGTAAGCAAGCAATTAGCAGAATACTTTGAAGAATTAACAGAGTTTGGGGATTATGCGGTTCAAGCGGTCCAGGAGCAAGTTGATATAGAAGTAGAAAAACTAATAAATCAATTGGAGCAAACCACACCAAGGGGCGCAACTCTTGGACTACTTAACTCAATAAAGAAAAGCAAGATAGTGGCAAGATATAAGTGGTATGGCTACTCGGTGGAGTTCGAAGGACAAAATCGAAAAGGCGTGCCATATCAAAAAATAGCAAACATTTTAAACTATGGAACTAGTTACATAAAAGGTACTAGGTTCATTAACAAAGCCATACGAAACTTAAAGGATATGGATGAAAGAATATACGAGAGATTTCAAAACAAGATAAAGAAATAGGAGGTGTGGATGGAAGTCGGAAGAAGTCTGGATAAATTAGACCAGAAAATAAAGCAAGTTAGCGATTCGCTGAAATATACCACCTCTCAAACAAAAGAATTAGACAAAGCATTGAAACTAGATCCGAAAAACACGGAAGCATCTACACAAAAGATGAAGAATCTAGAATCACAAATAGGACTAGCCACACAAAAGGTTGCATTGTTAAAGCAAAAGCAAATTGAGGCCACAAAAGCATTTGAAAAAGGCGATATGTCAGCTAAAGAGTTTAATAAAGTGCAGGTTGCTGTATTAAAGGCTGAAAATGAATTAACAAAATACAACCAGGAATTAAAGAAAGCAACGGATGAGCCAACAATAGCCAAAATAGGCAAGATGGAGCAAGGGTTCAATAAGGTAGAGTCGGCGCTAAAAAAGACACAAAAAGGGTTGAAAACGATGTCAGCATTGACACTGGCACTTATAACAACGGTAACAGCATCAATCACAGCATTTACAAACCAAACACTTGCAATTAACGAGCAAGCAAAGGCACTTAATGTGAGCGTTGAAAAGATGCAACTACAAAGGAATGTTTATAAAGAGCTGACAGGTGATGCCGGAAACTATGATTCAGCCCTAACAAGCGTAAAAAATGTGATGAATAGCATTACTCTTGGACAGGGTTCATCGTATTTGAATATCTTAAAATATCTTGGTATTTCGACAAAAGATTTAAGTGGAAATACTAAAGATTTAGAAGCAATGTATGATGAAATATTGCTTGTTTTAAGCAATATGGAAGACGTAACAATGCGAAATTCACTAGCCTATGAGTTGTTTGGGGAAAACGCAGTTAATGTATTAGAGGTGTTGCAAACATCTACTGAAACGATTGATGAGTTAAACCAAAAACAAATGGACTTGGGCATAACAACCCAGGAGCAAGTGCAAACAGCAGAACAAATCCAGGAAACATGGGATAAACTTAAATTCGAGTTTATGCAAGTGAGTGCAGAGTTGGCTGAAAATCTATTGCCAATAATACAAATACTAAGTCAATTTGCAATTGAATTTATAATACCGATACTTTCGACAATAGCCAACTGGTTCGGTAACATGAGTCCAAAGCAACAAAAATTTACTTTATTCCTATTATTGCTAATCGTGTTATTGCCTAAAATTATAGCAATAGTTTCGACAATAGTAGGTGTGATCAAGGCGATAGCTGTGGCGAGTTATAGTGCTGCTGGTGGTGTTGGAGCAGTTTCGGCAGCCAGCACACCATTATTGCCAATATTATGGGCGGTAGCAGCCGTAATCCTTGTAGTAGCAACATTATTTGCGTTCTTATCTGGAACAAGCAAGGATTTAACAAAAACATTAAATCAGCAAACATCACAAATGTCGACCTTGCAAGGTCAATATGCAAGCATGGGTTCGGATTTTGAAGTAAATAGCACCCAGGTAAGTGAGAATTCGAATAGAAGCTCGGTTGACATTAGTGTGGATATAAATGCAACGGGTGACACGCAAATCAGTCAAGAAAATGCTGAAAGGGTGGCAGATTTATTGGCTGAAAGGATTAATAAAGAGTTAGGAGGTAAGATTTAATGAGAAAGTTTTGGTTGGAAAACACAAAAGGAAAACTCTGGAATCTTACTCCCAAAGATCCTTATGTTCAAAAGAGCAGTTTTTTCGGTAAACCAGATGGATTGGGAATAAAAACCAAAATATCAAGTTATGAGGTGGAAAATACTTGCTTTATAGAAGAGGTGGAAACCCAAGCACAAACAATAACAGGCGAATTGTACTTTTCAGATTATGAGCATTTCACAGCATTTGTCGATTTTATTGGCAATGTAAACACAAAGACACCAATGAAACTTTACTATTCAACCGAGGGATATTCCTACGACAATGCTATGGAAAGTGAGTGGTATAAGTTAGTATTAATCAACGAATTAAAGAAAGGCGAAATAGATTACAAGACGGGCTTCCTAAAATGCGAAGTCAAATTCGCTTGTATGTCGAGATGGAAAAAAGACAAACAAATAACATTAGAACTAGATAGATATGGAGAGCCTTTGGTTTATCCATACATATACCCTTATTATTACGGAGGTAGTAATAACCTTGCAGTAGATATAGATAATGAGGGAAACCTACCAACAAGTTGCATAATAAAGATTGAGGGTGTGACAGATACGCCTTTTATAAGAATACTTCAAGATGGCGAGATAATTGAGCAAGCCAAATATAACCTTATAGTACCATCAAGTAGTTACTTATTGATAGATAGTAGTCCTGATAAGCAAGAAGCTAGTTTATACACCGTACTAAATGATGAGTATATACGAGAAGATGTGTACTACATAGGCGAAAAGGACTACACATACTCAAACTTTTTAACCATACCATCTGGGAAATCAACCTTGATATTTTCAGCAATCAACAGCGATTTCGGTAAGATAACAGTAAGTTATTCAATACAAAAGGAATTGGTATAATGGTACATTATAGAGTTTATGCAAGAAACACCCTGGAATATATTGATGGTGGAGTTGTTAAAGATTATTCGATAGATTATGATATTATTTCAAATAATACCAGCACAGCAACAATCATTAATATTTCCCAAGGTTTCAAAGGCGATATTCTAGCACTAATAGATGGTAACGATTTGGTAGAATTAGGTGTTATAACATCAATAGACAACACCGAACACAAAATATCATTTAAGCACATGAAAGAACTATTCAATGATACAGTCATAAATGTGTTTAAATACACAAACCTATTGAATAGGAAATTTGAGGCCATTCAAGGTTTGAAAACAATAATAACATATGCTTTTATAAGCACAACCGACAATAAAAAGAAGCTCCCATTGGAAATAAGAACCTTTGGTAGCGAACCAAGTTGTGTGTATAGTGATGATGCAGACACTATAAACATTGCCGATTTTATTGATTGGTTATTTGACACCTATAACATATACCTAGAATTTGCAATAGATTTTGTAAACGATAGAATCATTTGCACAATATCCAAGAACGCAACCGAAGGGTATGTGATAAAAGACAATATTAAATTGTCGAAACCAGAGTTTGATAATAACGAAATGCCAACCTATAACAAGGTTGTTTTTTATAATGCAGATACAGGAACGGAGCAAGGTACTTATTATTTGTTAGAAACAAACGAAGTGACCACCGATGCAACGGATACACGGAGAATTCTTCCACCACAAACCAAATATTGCACCTGGGATGAAGTTGATGCGATAAAAGAGGGTTATACAATGCTGGAGCAAGCACGAAGTGAATTGTGTGGCAACATATATAACCATTGCATTTTATATAAACTAGCTAAAAATCAAACGATGGTAAAATGTAAGAACTTTAGACCAGGCGACAAGGTAACGATAGTATATGAAGACCGAGAATATAAATCTGTATTCACAGGATTGAAATATACAATGAACGATCCGTACTACACTTGTGTGTTTGGCAAAACAAGAATCGATTTCACAGATAGAATGAAGATTTATAACGATAGAAGATATAGGAGAAAGGAATAATGGGATATATACTAAAAGGCATAGGAGATAAGCTGACTGGTAAGAACGAGATTATTCCAACATTTGATGCAAAGATATTTAACTTTTATAGTCAAATGGCACCAGGAGTAGTTGGAAGTGAAAGCAACAAGTTCCCAGTCACAATTATAACAAGGGGCGTAACCATCGGTCCAGGACTAGCACACGCCTATGGATACTTTGGATTAAGTGATGCACCAGTGCAATTCAACTTTGTGATACCATCAACAGCCACACAGTATGCAAAGGTTTATGTCGAATTTGACCTTTCGGCTAGACCACAATCAATGGCTATTAAGGTTACACCACAAAGTGACACATCTGTTATAGAGTTATTGAGTGATAACTTAAGCACATTAACAACAGGAATACATCAAATACCTTTATATTTGGTAACAATAAAGACAGATGCATCAATAACCTGCACGGACTTAAGAACAATGCTAAATAGGGTGTCTTATGCGAAACACTCAAATAATAGTGACCTTGCAACTAACGCTCAAGCGGTTAATAGTGTAGTGGTAAAGAAAGAAGCCACCAAACTAAAAGCAGATGGGGATGTGGTTTCTAGGCGAGAAATACTATATAGTGGCTCGTTCACAGTTTCAAGCTCATCATTGTCGCTAACATTAAGCAAAGCATTTGTAAGTGGAGATTTAATACGATTCACAGTAGAAAGTGAATATCCAAACTCGCAAAGATTTCACTATGCGATAGTTGGTAATGGTTCGTTCTTTCATATTCAAGATTATTATGTTTGGGGTGAAAAGTCGGATTATTTCTATATAACACATTGTGAAGTTAAAGGATTGAGTAATGGAAGTAAGACACTTACATTTGCACAACCATATACAGCATGTGTAAGGATACCAGATAGTGGCTCACTATCAACACAATTTAAAAATGCTGAAACAATAACAATATTAGAAATAGCAAAAATGATTGAATAGGAGGGGAAATGCAAGGAATTGAAATAACATTATATAACAACAAACGACACTCTTTGGAAAACAAAGAAGAATATGAAGTTGTTGCTGGCGAGAATAATGCGACAACAATTCTAGTGCATTTCCCAGAACAATATAAAGAGTTTTCAAAAAGAGTGGATTTCAAGAACATAAGAGGCGAGAAATGGTCAATATCGCTTTATACACCAGAGATAAAAACAAAGGAATATGCTGACAATTTCGACAAATTGAACTTTACATTTACACTACCAAGCCCTGTGACGGTGTTTGGCGAGTTAGAAGTACAATTCATAGCATATATGCCAAACGATGAGAAAACATTCGTGCCATTCAAACTTGTAAGGATTTATGTTGAAAATAGCATTTTCTATATTAAGAAAGAGGGTTCAGAGAATCCAGACCTAGTAGTCGAAGCCAATACTTATTCAAAGTTAGCACTCGAAGTAGCACAGCAAACAGTAGAAACAGTCAATGAAACAAAAAGAATAATAGATGAGCTAACAGTGTCTAGTAGCCAAATAGATTGTGAAGCTCCGATGTCGGTAGAAATAACAACAAATCCTACAACCGAAAGGAAAAATATACACTTCAATATTCCAGCGCCAAAGACAGGCACTTCATATAGGCATAAAGGTGCTTGGAGTTCAACGACAGAATATATAAACAGCGATTACTATATAGACACAGTTAGTGTCCACGGATGCACCTATTATTGTAAACAAACACATAAGAATCAACAGCCATTGGATAGCCAAGAAACCACATATTGGGGAATACTCGCAATAAAGAGTACCAATGTAACAATAATAGATAACTTGGATTCGACAAATCCAGCCTATGTTTTATCAGCAAAACAAGGAAATGTGCTAAAACAACAACAAACAAGCCAAGACACGGAAATAAGCAATCTAAAGACAACAACAACCAATCAAGGTAACGAAATAACAAAAATTAAAAACAATACCACCATTGTAGCAAATTCAAATGGTGGTTTTTCTTGTGGTAGCGGAGCAACTAATGGTAAGGGAATGCAATTCAAAGGGTTCACAGTATGTGATGAGAATGGCAAAGTGCCAGTTGCTAGATTGGTAGATGCTATATACCCAGTAGGCAGTATCTATATGTCAGTAAACTCGACTAATCCACAAACCTTATTTGGCGGAACATGGGTTCAACTACAAGATAGGTTCTTACTAGGAGCAGGTAGCACATACTCAAACGGATCGACAGGTGGTAGCAAAGATGCTGTAGCAGTAAGCCACAACCACAACATTTCACAAAATGTCGGTGGTACAATAGGCTACGGTGGTTGGGGTACAATCTACGGAAATGGATATACATCAGCACCAGGTGATGTGTCGGGAAACATTTCTATGGAAGAGAACTACAACAGTGGTATTGGTAACTGGGCAGGTGGCGGTAACTCACAAAGAGGTCGTAATGTTTATGCAAGATATAGAATACCAGATGTGGCAATTGCAGGAGCAGGAGAAAGTGGAGTGGATAAAAATATGCCACCTTACCTGGTTGTATATATGTGGAAACGAACTGCATAGGAGAAATTATGAAACACATTAAAATAACATTATTAAAGAATAAGAGATTTACAGCCATTAACAAAGATGACATAAGTGTTCAAGAAGATGAGAATAATGCAACCATAGTAGATGTTGAGTTTCCAGAAGATTATGAGTATTTTTCAAAGAGAGTTGATTTCCTAAACATAAGGAATGAAACATGGTCAATAGGACTATATCAGCCAGAAGACCAAAGGAAATCGTATGATGACAACTTTGACAAATTGCATTTTAGTTTCACAGTGCCTAGACCAATGGCTAAAAGAGGCGAACTTAAGATGCAGTTTGTGGCGTATCTAGCAGATGAATCGCAAACAATAGTGCCATTCCATATTGTGCTGATAACAATAAATGAGTCAATACAATATGGAGAAAACAAAGCAAATGATGAGCCTAACCTATTATTGCAAGCATACGAGTATGGTAATTATGCAATAGACAAAGCAAACGAAGCAATAAGCACATCACTATTAGCAGAAGAAATCTCAAGGGAAGCAAGGGAAATAGCAAGTGGCACGATATCAAAAGCAACAACTGCACTAAATACATCAAACTCGGCAAACACGAAATCGGACAATGCAGTAGCAGTGGCAAATGAAGCTCGCAATATTTCTAATGATGCATTGAACAGAGTAGTAGAAAATAACGGAACAAGGGTTTATATAGGCAGTAAAACAACACCAGAGCCAAACCTAAACTTCACTAGTAGTCCTCAAGAACAGATAGATACTAACAAGACAAATATCAATACCAATAAAACAAACATAAGCACAAACACAACAAATATAGCAACAAATAAAAGCAACATAAGTAGCAATGCAAGTGAGATAACAAAGATTAAAAACAACACAACTACACCTGCAAATAGTAGTGGTGGGTTTGGTTGTGGCACAGGAGCAACCAAAGGTTCTGACTTAAATTTTAGAGGTTATTCATTGTGCGATTCAACAGGTAAGATACCAGTAGCACGAATGCTGGAATCTATATACCCAATAGGCATAGTTTACATAAGTGTTAATGCAACTAGCCCAGCACAATTATTTGGTGGAGGTTGGCAACAGCTACCAGCAGGGTATGCACTTTGGACATCATCGTCAGGTGGCGGAGAAACAATTGATGCAGGACTACCAAACATCACAGGTAGTAAATTCCTAGCATGGAACGATGCATCAGGTGGCGGTGTGCTTATGAATGCTGAAAATTCAAATAGTCATGGAGCATTATTTAGTAGTAGAAGAACAGGTAAAGCATTTTATACGGCGGGAGCTTCACACGCTGCACATAGTGATTTGGAATTTGATGCATCAAGGTCAAATGCTATATACGGAAATAGTGAAACAGTGCAACCACCAGCATATAAGATTTATGCTTGGAAGAGAATATCATAAGAGGTAAGAAATGGAAGTTTATAATCAAGATAAAACAAAAATACTGAAAGAATATGACCGAGAAAAAGGCGAAATTATTTCAGACACAATAATAATTCACCACGAAGCTGTGACGGGTGTGCCAGCAAAAGGACACTATGAAGTTATAAAAGAATACAAAAATGGTGGCAAAGACTATGTTTGGATAGAAGATGAGCCAGGAGTAGCACCAAGAGATGCTTACGATGAAACAGTGAATATTTGTGTTTATGTTCCTTATACCGAAAAGGAATTGAGAATAAAGGAATATCAAAGACAGCTAAATGATAATCAAAACTATTTGGCAGCCACAGATTATTTGGTCATAAAGTTGGTTGAGGGGTTGATAAGCCAGGAAGAATATGAGCAATACAAACCTTTAAGACAAGAAGCTCGAGAGAATGTAAACAAATATCAAAAATTATTAAAAGAAGAGGGAGAATTACAATGATATCGATAGTTTTAAGTATCGTAGCCAGCATCATATCAGGTATGGTGCTATTTTTCTTACAACGCTACTTTAAGCGAAAAGCAGACCAGGATAAAGAGCGTGAAACAAGAAATCACAAAAAAGACATTTTAATCATAAAAAGTATTAATGCTATTGGCGAACTAACCCAAGCAAATTCCATTGCATTGCGTGATGGAAAAACGAATGGCGAATTAAAGAAAGCATTAAGCGTTTATGAGCAAGCAAACAAAGACATATTAGATTTCTTAATCGAAAATTCGGATAGATAGGAGGGTAGTTTATGATAGAAATAGCATGTTTGCCAATTATTACAATTTTAGTATTTGCAATAATGGAGATTTACAAAAGATACATAGCAAAGGATAAAAAAGTCCTTGTAGCCATTATTCCAATCATAGCAGGTGCTTTGGGCATAGTGTTTGGAATAGTATGCTTTTACGCGTTCCCAGCAATTATTGTAGCAACTAACATTTGGACTGCGATTTTAATTGGTGGCGCAAGTGGTTTATCAGCCACAGGTTGCAATCAGATTTTCAAACAACTTAAGAAATATGGAATTGAAGTAAAGACAGTTGAGGTGGAAATTAATGAGAACGACAACAAACACTAACATTAACTATTTAGTAGCAAAAGGCATACTAAATGAATTATTAGAAAACAAAGTGATTTCACTTGAAGAATACGATAAAATAGACAAGTTAAATAAGTTGAGTTTTGTATAAAAACTCGACTTTTTTATTTCGATTTTCACTGGACTTTGTGTAGCCTTTGCGGTATGTTTTGTCGTGGTAGGAGGTAAGATAAAAATGATACAAGAAATGAAAAGAGTTTGTGCTTATTGTAGAGTAAGTACAGTGGCTGAAAAGCAAGATATGAGTTTGCAATCGCAGATTCAATACTACACCGACTTAATCGACAAAAACCCTAATTATATCAATAAAGGGGTATATGCCGAAAAGAAAAGCGGTGGCAACCAGAACAAAAGGTCACAGTTCTTGGCAATGATTAAAGAATGTCGAAATCATAACATAGACATTATTTATACCAAAACAATATCTAGGTTTGGTAGAAATCAATTAGAACTATTAAGAACCTTAGAAGAATTAACAGAAATAGGGGTAAGAGTAATCTTCGAGATTGAAGATATTGATTCATTGCGAGATAAACAATCTATTAGAACGGTGATTAGGTCTTACTTCGCAGAAGATGACCTTTTAAAGAATAGTGTAGCGACAAAATTTGGAATACAAAGGTCATTTGAGCAAGGCAAGGTAAGGCTTGGGAGTCCATATCCATTATTTGGTTATAAGTTTGATAAAAACAAAAAACTTATTATAGATCCAACAACAGCACCAATTGTTCAAGAAGTATTTGACCGATATTGTAATGGAGAAAGGACAATAGACATAATTCGTTCACTAAATGAAAGAGGAATAAAAACACCAGCAGGTAGGAAATGGATTGATTGTTCGGTAAATCGTATGATAAGGCAAGAAAGATACACAGGAACAGCGTATTGTCAAAAAACATATAGAGTAAATGGAAAGAAAGTTAAAAATCGTGGCGAGAAACCATTATATGTAGTAAAGAACTTTTGCGAGCCAATTATAAGTGAAGAACAATTCCAAAAAGCTCAAGAAATGCGAGGTAAGAAAAGGATATGTCCTAAAGAGCCAGGATTTATTCCAGAGCATGATTGCTTTAGAGGTAAGATTAAGTGTGGTCAATGTGGTGCTAGTTATAACAAGCAACAAAATGGAAAGAGAAAGTATCCCAGTGGTAAAAGTGAAAAGATTACATACCAATGCCATAAAGTTCGTAAGACTAGACAAGAAGAGTGTAGAAATAAGCATCAAACTAGACAAGGATTAGAAGATGGATTTATAAAGGCGTTTAATACATTGAAACAAAGCATAAGTAATAACACACCTATACAATACAATAATGATGAATTAAATGAACTCAATTATAAGATAAGGCAATTATTAGATAAAGAAAGGATGTTCCTATTATTAGAAGTAAGAGGACAGATGACCTATCAATTAAAAATTGAGTATAACAAACTATTAAAAGAACTAAAAGAATTGCAGGCGAGAAAAAAGGAAGTCATAAGATACAACAACGATGTCAAGATGGAAACCTATAATGCACAAATATGTGAGCAGTGCTTTAATAAATACGATAAAATGGAGCAATTTGATGAAGAGATATTCACAAAGATGGTAAAAGACATAGTGGTAATGAATAGAAATAGGGTTTTATACAACTTTATTAATAATTACACAGCCGATGTTGAAATTATAGATTATTATGCAAGAAACGATAAAATTGGGGAGGTTAAAGTATATGTTAGCATCTAATGTAACAGTTATTCAGCCAACAATAGTTGAAGAGAAAAAGACATACGACATAATTCATGAAACATCAGTAAAAAGGGTGTGTGCTTATTGTAGAGTATCAACAGATTCAGCAGAACAAAAGAATAGCTACGATTCACAATGCCTATATTACACCGAGTACATCAAAAATCATCCAGGATGGATTTTTACAAAGATTTATGCCGATGAGGGTATAACGGGAACTAGCATGAGAAAAAGAACACATTTCCGCGAGATGATACAAGATGCACTAGATGGTAAGATTGATATGATACTATGCAAGTCAATATCAAGATTTGCAAGAAATGTAGTAGACATCCTAAACATTATTGAACAATTAAATCAAAAGGGTGTGCCAATTCTATTCGAAAACGAAAACCTTAACAGCCTAGATGATAGGCAAGGTACAAGGTTGCAAATATTGATAAGTGCGGCGAACGCTGAAGATTATTCGCAGGCATTAAGCGAATCAATAAAATGGGGTAGAATTAGACAAATTGAGCAAGGCAAATATCCAATAAGCCATTGCTACGGATATAACGTAAAGAATAAAAAGATAACAGTAAATCAACGAGAAGCTGAGGTCGTAAAGTTTATATACCAAACATTCCTAAATGGAGATACATATAGGAATATAGCCAGAACACTTGAAGAAAGGGGTGTCCCATCGCCAGGAGGCAAAGCCAAATGGCATGCATCGGCAATACAAGACATTTTAGAGAATGTAAGATATAAAGGCGACTTACACTTGCAAAAAACAGTAATAAGCGATATTAAGTTCAGAAAACAAATAAAGAATGAAAAGGGAAAACAATACTACATAGCCGACCACCACGTAGCGATCATTCCAAAGACACAATGGAACCAGGCGGAAAAAGAAAGATTATATCGAGCTAACTTACGAGGGTTTGGAAAGAGTGGAAAGGCGGCATATACTTCAAAATATCCATTCTCTGGAATGATTTATTGCTTGCAATGTGGTAGCAAATTCAGAAAACACTATAATAGAACCAGCAAAGGCAAAATTGCAACATGGGTATGTGATAACCATAAGCGTAGCAAACAAAATTGCACTCAAACAGCAATCGTAGAGTCAAGGATAGAAGAGGCATTTGTAAAAGTATTTAATGATATAGTGCAAAACAAAGAACAAGTGATTGCAACAATACTAAATAATATAGACACGGTCTTAAAGGAAAGAAAAGAAGAAAATACCATAGCACAAATAGATGCAGCGATACTTGTTAGACAAAATCAATTGATGACATTGGTGCAAGGAATAAGCACAATGGATACATTGAAACAAAGCCAACAAATAATGGATGAGATAGCAGAACTAAAGAAACAAAAGGATGAAGCTAAAATTGAGGCCAGATTCAAAGAAATGGATGCATATAGAATAGAAGAACTAAAGAAACAAATAAATCAATATGAAATATTTGACACCTTTAATAGTGCAGTATTTAAACAGGTAGTAGAAAAAGTCCTGATAGATGTCAACAAAGCAATATTCGTGTTCAATAATTCATTAAAGGTTGAGGCAATCGTAAAGTAAAAAAATAGGGAATTGACAAAAAAGTTAATTCCCTTTATTTTTTTTGCAAAAAATCGATACACTTTTTTAAATAATATGTTATATTAAAAATAAGTTTAAGATTTAGGAGTGTTTATGAAGAAGAAAATTTTAAGTTTTGTTTTAGCAATTTGTATGATTATTCCTTGCATGTTTGCACTATCTGCTTGTGGCAAGAATCCACCACCAGGAGATGATGGCAACCCAGGAACACTAACAAAGGTAGAGTATGCAGAAGCATTTGCAGGAGTACAAACAGCATATAGTTCATATATAAATGCGAGCGCTGAACCAACAGCCATGCTTATGAGTACATCAATTTCAGATGATGATTTGCTTACAATCGATAGAGAAAATCAAAAGACAAGAATGGCGACAGCTTGTGTTCAATTCGTGGGCTTTTTAGAAAACTTATGCGAAAATGAAACTTTTGAGATATCAACAGATTTTCAAGAAATGGCAGTAGTAGACACTTCTGTTCCTAATTATGTTGCAAATTACAAATTAAGAATTAAAATGTCCTATGATACCGATACATCTGTTATAACATCAGAGGTTTATTGTGAAGAAGGCGATTACAAAACATATTTAATTTTTGAAATTTTATTTGATTTTGAAACCGATACATTAGATTACTTTACTATTACAGGAGCTATGGGTGGTCATCCACTAACTACAAGCAATGTAAATTATTTCAAGTTTAAGAATAATACATTCAAGATGCTTCCGCAAAGCTCTGAAATATTCAACTCATACGCAGAAAGCATCCTAGCAACTTGCGATGAAATAAGTTCTAGTGAATGGGGCGCAAACCTACCAGATTATTCTGAAGAATATGTTAGTGCAATGTTGGGTAATTAACAACAAAAAACCTATTAGGAAATCCTAGTAGGTTTTTATATTTTATAAGCGACTTCTTGTTGAAATGACTTGGTTTAGACATTGTGTAGTATGGTTTAAAAACTTTAATAAGATGACATAGTTCAACCGTTCCACAGCTTAAGCCTACATTTACTTTTAAAGTTGTAACAATGTCTTTAAGTGAATTTGGTAGAATTAATTTAAAGAATATTTGAAGTTTGTTTGCACCAAGTGATTTAGCAAGGGAAATTAGCTGAGTAT